ATAAAGGAAAACCCCAGGAGTGTCAAGCACGTCCTGGGGTTCGGGTTTCCGACTTTTGAAGCGACCGCACGAAAGATCGCAGGTTTATTTATTCGGTTTCCTGGGTCTTTCCTTTCTTACCAATATTATATTTCTGCTCTAGTACCCAATCCGACTTATCCTTATAAGCAAGAACTTTAATCTGATTCAGAGGGGCAATGTCCATCACAGAGTCTTCTTTGACAATCGTAATAAGTCCCCAGTCCGCAAGCAGTTTAGCAATACGATTGCGTCTCTGAACATCATTGATAGTCAGATTGGCATGTTTACCATCCAGGGCAAACAGTTCCTTAAAGTGAACAATAAAATATCGTCCCTGCTTGTGCAAGATGTGGCATGATTGATAGAGTTTCTTCTCTTTACGTGATGCAACTCCAATACGAGTTAGTGTTTCACGTACCTTCAAAAAGTCATCTGGTTCATTCAGAACTACTTCTACCATTTGATCCTGAGACCACTGTACCGTAGGTTCTACCGTAGTACTCATTTCATTCCTCCAGTGTCAAGTCGTTGTTTAATAAAGTTGATTTGTTCTTGTGTCAGGATTTTTAAAGCTTGAGATGCTTTTTCATTACTGTATCCATAATACTTTTTGATACATTCTAGGTCCGTGACTTTATCCTTTCGGAGCCAGGGAGAGAATCTCTTCTTTTTCCTCAAAGTATTTAGATAAAAAGAATATTGCATATCTTTTTCTAGGAAATGATGCTTATTCATTTCATTAGCAAACATCACACAATCCAAATGTCCAGATAGACAACGATTGATAATATATGGAGGATATTGTTTAACGATATCGGGGTTTTCTTTAATAAGGTTTTCCTTATTAAAGTTTATTGAGTTCAACCAATCTTTCAGTTCCATTGCTCCTCCAGTGGTGTCTTAGGAGTAAGGGAATAGTTAGTGACCAAAAGTTCCGTCTTCACATTATCGTCAGTGCCTTTGTCACCACGATGTGCCATAGAGTAACGCAACTTCCAGTAGGTCAACTCATACTGCTTATATAGTTCCTCAAGTCTCTCATTTACATTATATGTAATCATAAACTTGTGGGGACACTTATATACATTCTCTGCAAACACATCATGATCAAATGATTTATGCATCTCACGATTCTTTCCATACAAGAAATCTTTGATGTCATAAGGAGGATCAAGAAATACAAATGTATTCACTGGACCATCAACATTCATCACTTCAGAGTAATCAATATTAGTAATCTTCCAGTTCTTGATAAGTTCAGAGAACTGCTTGAGTTTATCAGCACCAACCAGAGAGAAGTTGGAGTTAGCAGCAGTACGGGAGAAAGAACTGTTCTCTGTCAGACCAGAGAAACTACACTTATTCATGATGAAGAAAGCAACTGCCTTCTGGAAATCATCATAAGTATCAATCTCAGCAGCATACTGATCAAACAGTGTCCTGGCAAACTTGTCCTTCTCTTCTTGGGTGCCACTCTCAAGCATCTTCTCTTTCTGCTCTCTGACACTCTCAGAGAGGTCTTGACCACGATCCCGCAGTTGTACCCAGAAGTTGTATAGGGGCACATACAGGTCATTAATCCAGACAGGAATGTCTGGATTTGCCTTGGTCACATCAATAGCAATAGAACCCCCACCAATAAAGGGCTCACGATACTCTGAGATTACTTTGGGATACCAAGCAGACAGAGTTTTGATGGCTTTTGATTTGCCACCAGGATAACGAAGAGGGGTTTTCAGTGCTTTCATCAGAGATAATTACGTTCATTATTAGGTGTTGAATGGAGAAGCACTCCATCAACTTTATCAAGTAATTCTTGCATACTACTATGCAAGAGACGATATCCAGTGCCAACATAAAGTTGTCCAAGGAAAACAGTAATAGTCATTGCACTCCAGAAATAGTAATACATTCTGGATTTCTTTTGTCTAGGGTACTTCATACAATCAATTTCTTACTAGAAGGTGTCACTAATTTGCTACCAAACATTTCATTGTATTTCTTGGCAACATCTTCTTGTACGGCAACAACATATACAACATGCTGTTGTTTCATTGTAACCTCTGGATTTTCAGGGTCAATCACAGTTGCCCACTGAGCAAATCCCACACCAGTTGCATTGGGCAGGACTACCAGACCATTTTTAACAGTGATGGTATTCTCATCTTCAGAGACAACCTCTGCGATGATTTCTTCACCAGTCACGATACGAATAAGTTTTACATCAATCATTTGAATTCACACTCCACATCTAATTTTAGCATAATCAAAAACTTTTTGAGGGACATTAATCCCTAGTGCTTCTTCAAATCCTTGGAATCCTGGGGATGAGTTTGCTTCACAGATTCGGTATCCGTCGCTAGAAAATAAAAGATCAACACCAGCAATATCAAGATCGAGAACTTTTGCAACTTGAATTGATAGCATTTCCAATTCGTCATCAACATCGTATGTTTCCCCTTTACCTCCACGGGAAATATTGGCTTTAAATGAACCATCAGTAGACTTGCGTTGCATAGCACCGACAACTCTACCACCAATAACAATGACCCGAAGGTCTCTTCCTTCTGATTCTTTCACATACTCCTGAACAATCATAGAAGATTTTGCTTCAAGAGAAGAAATAAGTTCCGACAAATCTTCAAACTGTTTAGCATCTTCACAAAGAAAGACACCAGCACCATGAGAACCTGTAACCACTTTCATGACACAAGGAAATCCTACTTGCTTCTGAACAGTCTCTGCTTTACAAGGAAATCTTGTCAGCATCGTCTTTGGGATAGGAAGTCCTGCTTGTGCCAGAATCTGGTTGGCATACATCTTATCCTTTGATGCCTCAATCGAAGCAGAATTGGGAAGAGTGGAAACATTCAATCGTTCAAACTGTCTGAGAACACTAAGGTTAAAATACCCAGTACCACTCCCAGTACGAGCAAGTAAGCAGTCTGGGAGAGAAACAATATCATTACGATATCGAATGGATTTGCGGTCATCTCGGGAAACGATCAAGTCGATTTCATCAGCAAAAACTACTGAGAAATCAATACCATATTTATCTGCTTCCTCTATAAATCTTTCACGTTCATACATCTCAGTAGTGAGACGATTTCCCAACATCCACAGTTTCATTTGAACTCACACTCCACCATAATTTCGGTTAGACAAGCAAGCATATTTATCTCTTGATCCGCAACAAATGCCATTTGATACTGATACTTAGCCAGAGTAAGCACAGCAGCAGGGATACTATTCGGAACCATGGAATCATAGCAAGCATCGTAAATACGACGCAATAGAACAGAAGTATCGTTGTCCAGGTTATTGACGACCCATTTACGTACTTCGGGAAAATCTTTCTCTTTAAGTTTTTTAACCAGGTCATTTACTTTTACATCACTGAAGGTTGCAAGAATGCCAGAATCAATCTTACCACCAGCAGAGTAACGTTGACACTCATTAAGAACACGTCTCCAATCAGGGAAGTGTTTGTTGATCAGTTCTACGAGGACTTTCTGATCATATTCAACACTTTCCGCAGCCAGGATCTCTTGGATGCGTTTGAAGAATGCTGCTGCGAGTTGGGGTTTGCTTTTGGAATTGGTTGAAAAATCAATACAGGCGCATCGGGAGTGGAGGGGTTCAATGATTTTGTTTTTGAAGTTGCAGGTGAAGATGAACCTGCAGTTGCCACTAAACTCCTCAGTAAACGCCCGTAAGAGGAGTTGTACATCATTGGTTGTGTTATCTGCCTCATCAATGATGATGACTTTGTGTTTTGCAGAAGAAGAAAGTGAGACGGTCGAAGCGAAGTTCTTCGCAGTGTTTCGGACAGTATCCAAGAATCGTCCTTCATCGGATCCATTGATAACATAAACATCTACCCCCAATTCATTACATAGTGCTTTTGCTACAGTAGTCTTTCCACACCCAGCAGGTCCTGCCAGGAGAAGATTAGGTACTTCACCTTTATCTAGGAAGTCCTGAAAGGTCTTCTTAATATTACTTGGTAAAATACATTCTTCAATAGTTTTGGGTCGATATTTTTCAACCCAGAGAAATTCATCACGCATAATCATTCCAAAGGACGAACAAATTCATTAGAGACAATCTCAGTTGCCTTCAATTGTTCTTTCATATATTCTACACCATTTTGAGGTTCTGCGGTATCACCACAGGTAAAGACATCGCAAACTGCCATGCCTTTTTCTGGCCAAGTATGAATGGAAATATGACTCTCTGCAAGCATAGCAATACTAGTAACCCCTTGAGGATCAAACTTATGTACTGCCAGGTTGAGTAGAGTAGATTTACATTCTTTTGTTGCTCTATACAAAAGCATCCGAATGAACTCTTCATCATCAAGGAGTTCAAACGGACAACCCCGAAGGGTAAAAAGGATGTGTTTCATTCTTGTTGTTTTTTCAACCATTCACGAAATTTACGTTTCCCCTCTTCAACTTGCCACCATGGCGCATAGAGGGGACCTTGATAATCCTTCTTACCCGAAGGTGGAGTCGGGTTCGAGTGCGATGTAGTAAGTGAGGTCATGGTTCTTAGAAGTGAAACGAGAGAGAAGTTTCTGAGACACCACCACCTCATAAGTTCCAGGGAGAACTTTGATGTTTTCTACCTTGAAGTTGAAAGAGAACTCTGCTTCGGTTTCACCAACAACCACAGCATAGTCATTGGATGTATCGTTCTTCTTATCACGAACGACCAGTTTGATAACACCATTCTCACCAACAGCAGACAGGTCAGGCAGTTGATAAACAGCAGATGCCTTAAGAAGTTTCTCAAGTTGATCGGTGCTCACTTCAAAACAAACATCTTCAGAAGGAAGAGTGATGTCCTTTTCAGGAGGAGTCACGATCACATTAGGATCAGCAAAGAAATACTTTGAACGAGACTTACCTTCACGAATGACAACATAACCATCATTCTTGAAATCAAGTTCAGGACTCTGGTGCAAACTCAGACCATTAAGGAATTGGTTAAGATCATAAATTCCAAAGTCCTTCATGAACTCTTCAGTAACAGTGGCTTCTGCAAGGATGTTCTTCATCACACTAATAGTGCGAAGTTTACTACCCTCTTTGAACAGGATAGACTGATTAATAGAAGAGAAATTCTTCAGGACAGAGATAGTTTTATCGGACAGTTTCATAGTATTGGAAGGTCTCAGTTTCACTGGGGGTAAGTTTCACGTTGTGCATTCTTGTCGTTGAAATGCATCAGAAGAACAGCATAATGCAAAATCTTCATAATGTCACGACGTGCAGTGCCTTTCTTATCATATCGAGAGGCATACTTGAGGATATTACTACGGCAGAAGGATTCACCATCACCACATGCTTCAATCAAATCAAGTGTTTGAATTTTATCATCACCAGCAGAATAATGCTGGTTGTATGTACCAGCAATATAATCGGTCAGTTCTTTGAGAATTACATCCTCACTATATTTGTACTTATTGTTTTTAGTTTCAGGAATGTTCACATCAAAAGAAATAGTACCTGAACTAGATGCTCCATAGAGACCTAGTGTGTCTTGGGCAGCTGCTCCGAAGTTAATAATATCAGGAGATGCAGTGCCAGGATTACCTACGATACTAAATCCGTCGTCTTCCCAATAGTCTTGATTAGTCATATTTAAATCATCAAATAGAAAGGACCATGAGTTTGTCATAATTATATCAGGATTGCACCTCCTCGTCAACGGGCATCACGAAATCAGCATCAACCTTATCATACAGTTCCAGGAATGCTTGCTTGGTTTCATCATCAAAACGATTCACACAAACTTGGATTGCCTTTGCCTTGTCGTTGAAGATGCTGTATGCCTTCACAATATGAACCAGACGACGAGTGCTGATGATCTCTTCGATACCACCATCGTAGAAGGTCTTACGGATGATGTCTGCCCAATCAGCAAGACGTTTGCAAAACTCTTCATCCTTACAGATCTTACCAAGGATCTTCTGTTCAATTGCAGTCGTGGGATACTCTTGCTCAAAGGTTACAGGGAACCGTTCAAGGAATGCTTCGTTGAGCACGTTAGTTCCGATGAATCGTCCGTCGTCGGAACCTTTGCCTTTGGTGTTGGCGGTTGCGAATACTTGGAAACCTTCTGCGGGCGTAACCCATTTGCCAATCTTCTTGAGGAAAACTCCCTTTCCTTCGAGAATAGATTGAAGACAGAGAATTTTGTTTGAGGCAAGGTCGATTTCGTCAAGGAGCAGCACAGCACCCCGTTGCAAGGCTTCAATGACGGGTCCGTTGTGCCAAACGGTTTCTCCACCAACAAGACGGAAACCGCCAATAAGATCATCTTCATCAGTCTCTACCGTGATGTTGACTCGGATGAGTTCTCGTCCGAGTTGAGCACACGCTTGCTCCACAGAGAACGTTTTACCATTGCCCGAGAGACCCGTGATAAACGTAGGGTAGAAGATACGGGACTTAATAATTTTTTTAATATCTGTGAAATTACCAAACTGGACGAAGGAATCATCTTTCGTGGGGATAAGGTTTTGCTCTACTGCAGGTAGTGCTGCAGGTCCATTATAAGTTGTTTCCAGTTCTTCTACAGTCTCTTTCGTTACTTCCAGATTCCACTTACCACGACCAACTTTACAGTCAGTCAGTTTGTTGGTGATGGTCTGATAGTTGAAGTCATTCATGTTGCAGAATGCCTTGATCTCTGCAGAAGTAACCGACTCACCATAAGATTCACGAAGGCAGTTGATGATGCTTTCTTTGGAGAGACCCATTAGTTGTTTTGTTTAACTGAAGTTATTATAGGGCAGAGTGGGGCAGAGTCAGGAGCAGAGTGTTCACTTTCCAGACTGTCCATACTTGTATCGCATAGCCTGGAGTAAGTATGCCTGACCTAAAGACCTAGGACCCTCCTGGAGGATTTTAATGACCTTAGGGTCCTTTTCCGATGAGATGGCAATCTCTTTCCAGTTTTCTTTCATGCTACCAGAGAGATAAATTCACCAAGAACTTTCTTATTTAGTTTCTTAGTCTTAAGAGACTTAATGAATGCAGACTTGATCTTTGCTTTAGTTGCACCTTCATCAACTTCAAAGTCTGCATCCTGAGAAAGTGATGCTGCAGACATCGCAAAGTATGCATGATAACCAGAAGTCTTGATAGTGCAACTACGTTGTTTCTTCCACTCACCCTGCAACTTGCGAAAAGCAGAAGAATTCTGATCATGATACAGTCTGAAGAATCCATTTGCATCACGACTCTCAAGAACACGGATACCTACAAAGTTGACAGTCGGAAAGTTATCACGAAGATTTTGAAGCATCAGATCAGAGAATCCGTGCCAACCATAGGGAACCTGATAGGTGTTACCAGTCTTGCGATCCCGAAGGAAAGTGCAACCACCTTGCAACTGACGAGTTCCCATATAAGGTTCATTCTCCCAGTGACGTTTCACCATGACGTGACGAGAGAGGTGATTTGCTTCACCATCAGTCAGGACAATACACTGAACCTTTTGCAGTTTGTTTTCCTTCTGGAACTGAGGGAGAATCTGATGAAGACATACAAATGCTTCATTCAGAGGAGTGCCAGAAAGACCCAGACGAGTAGGAACAGAGTAACAGGATCCGTAGAAGTTACCAAAAGCTTTCGCACACCTCCAGATGTTAATCATCTGATGTTCCAGTTGCTTACCATTTGTCTTGCTGGTCAGAAGATTCATCATGGAAAACTGTTCATGAACAGCAAGAAGATTCTCTTTCTTCTCATATGAAGAAGTCCAGTCTGCTGGTTTAGAAACTTCACCAGTTTCATAGTTAATCTCAGGTTTCTTCCACTCATTCGTGAAAGCATACACCTCAAAAGGAATAGAGACTTTCTTACAGAACCAGATCAGATTGTAGAGTTGCTTGATCGTGTCAAGCATCACACGGCTCATAGAACCACTCCAGTCAAGGACAAAGATTAGACCATGATTCTTGCCATCAGGAATCACAGAGACCTTCTTGAACAGGTCTTCATTGTACTTGTAGGTATGCAGTTTGGAAGTATCAAGAACACCAGTGCGAGCAGTGGTAGCACGGGCATAGGAATCTGCTGCCTTACGGCATTCAAACTCTTTCACCAGATAGTTGACTTCTTTCTGTGCATTACGTTTGAACTTGATAAACTCTTCATCAGTTTTAGAGAAAAGTTCTAGTGAAACAGTATTCTTCTGATGATTGAACCAGGAATCAATCTCTTTATGAATATCATCATTCTTGGCAATAATATACTTCAGATCAACCTTAGGAATCTCTACATACACATTCTCCCATCCATTATCATCCACAAGATCCTGCAGATTTGATTCCAAGGCATCAGCAGTCTGAACCTCTGGTTCATCATTCAAAGTAGGAGAAGCAGATTCCCGACGTGCTGCTTCCTCAAGCATCTCCTCATGAGTCATGGACTCACCAGAACCCTCACCAGGAGAGTCTTGCTGCTCCTCTAGTTCACTAGCAGGTTGATCAGACTCACCACCCGTGTTAGGTGGCATCTCAGTGTCATCAACCTTTTCCTCTTTCTCTTTCTTACAGAACAAATAAAGCTCCTCTGCAACCTTCAGCACATCGTCGAAGGTCTCTACATCTGCAATCTTCTGGATCAATACTTGTTCTTCAGAGTCAAAGTTGATGTCTACAAAATTACCGACCTTAAAGTATAGATTTGCACGATCAGCAAGGTTAAAAGTAGAAACAGACTCATCAGAAATAGAAAAGAAGTCCTCGTCATTTAGTTCTTGGTAACCTTTAAAAAACGTCTTTGCAAGTCCCATGTACTTGCGTTTCATAAGTTTCTCAATACGAGCATCTTCAACCACATTCACAAACTGAGGAGGAACTGCAACCTTCTCCAACCAGTTCTCATCAGGGGTAAAGAGTGCATGACCAACTTCATGACCTACCAGAAGGTCATAGATGGTATTGCTTGCCTTCTCCCACATCGGGAGGGTCAGAACACGAGTGTGGACGTTAAAGCAAGCAGTGCTTACTTTCTTGTGCTCCACGATCAAGTCCTCAGTGGCAAGCAGTTTAGCAAGTTGGGATTTGATTTCGTGCTTGACTACCATGATGGTTTCTCTTGTATGCACCTATAATACTAAACCCCCACCTTTCGGTGAGGGCCCTCAGTGACAGTTTCTGTAGTGTCTACGGTGTGTTATGAAAGAATACTCCTACAAACTCGTTTGCATGTTGACTGATCCTCATCACATTCAATTAAACAATTATAGTAATCATTTAGTAGATCAGATTCATCCATTGTTCGGTCTAATGTATGAGTCAATCGTTCAACGCTTTGCTTCCAGCCCGCTAACTGATTATGTGAAATGAGATTGTGCATAATGTCTCCTAATAATACATTCGAGAAATAACAAAGAGACTTTCGTTACATAAGATTCTTTCTCAATTCTATACTATCTAGTCAGGGTATGCTAACTTAATGAAGTTTGCGTTACAATTTACACGATTTAAATGTTTCTATATAAAACTTCAAAGTCTTTACTGTAGCAGGTGCGTATATTTACTTCCAGTGTCGGACTATTCTTTAGTTTATTACCCTCATCTCCAGACTTAGGATAATCAATATCATCCTGAAACTTCAGGTCAAGTCCAATAATCTCACTCAACCAAGACACAAACTCATCACCAATCTTATCTTCAAACTTCCAGATGTGAGTCTTATCAGTCAAAAAATCAATCTGAGGTCTGTACCAATTCCATGCTCCTTCAAAAGGAAGATTCTGAATCATAGATGCAAACATCATGGGGTCTTCCATGACTGATTGAATGTCATTCCCATATGTCCTCTTCAGGTAAACCGAACCAGAAATAAATCTGGTTATAGGACTTCTAACGATAGAGAAATGTGGAATGTTATCTACATCCAAATACTTCTGATAATGATCTCGATGATAGTGTGCAATCTCCACACCATTAACTACAGACATGACACCAAGACCAGTGTCCATATGACTCTCTCCCCACTCAAATCCATTTGCTAATAGATTTGCCTCTACGAATCTTCCTGCTGTTCTGGGAATATGTGCGAAGAATACTTTCTTTTCTGTTTCCTTATGTACAAACGTCGGCATCAAACCATCCTACTAAATCCTTTCACCTTATCAAATCTAATCACATCTGCGAACTTATCATGCAGAGATTCTTTGTGAGAGATAACAAAGATGTTTGCATCCTTGATAACGAACCGAATAATTTTTAAAAATTCTTCTGTTCCAAATCCATCAAGAGAACTGTCAAACACCTCATCCATGATGAGCAGATTCGTGTTGACAGAGTTCTTCATCCTTGCTACCTCTCTCCAGGTAAACAAGAGTGCCAGATCGATTCTCATCTTCTCTCCCTCGCTGAAAGAAGAGTAAGAAAAATCTTCGTGAATAGGGGACTGGACGGTTTCGTTAAATTCCTCATCAAGTGAGAAGTTAATGTAAAAGTCCATCAGTTGTAGATACCGATTGACTTGCTGATTTATCAGCGGTAGATACTTCTTAATGATTTTGGTCTTGACTCCACCGTCTTTAAGCAGACTATACGAAAAATCGTAATAGTTAATCGTGTCCTTACGTTGAGCGAGTTCGTCGTATGTGGTTTTTAAGTTGTCCTTGAAGGTTGTTAGTTTCTCATGCTCAGTATTTCTGTTTGCAAGGTTATCGGTAACTCTTTGAATTTCCGATTCCAGATCTCTGACTTGTCGTTGACATCCAGCGATCTTAATATTGTTTTGAGAAATGCCATGCGTTAGTGTGGTGATCTCCTTCGATAGGGCAGTGAATTGACGCTCTCGCTCTTCTTCCTTATTAATCGCCTGTTCTAGTTCTTTAAAACCAGATTGCAACTCCTTTGCTTTATCTTGAGCGTCCTTAATCCTATTTATTCT